TTATTAAATTAGCAGAAGCTGATTTTAACTCTAAATTAAGAGTTAGAGCTATGATTGCACAAGTAAATATAACTGTAGATGCTGAAACAGAAGCTTTACCTACTGACTTTTTACAAATTAGAAATTTTTATATTTTAAGTGGTAATACTAAAACTCCACTAACATACGCAACACCATCAACAATGGACTCAACAGAGGGATCTTCAACTACTGGAAAGCCAACTTCATTTACAATTTTAGGAGATACATTAAGATTTTCTCCAAAACCAGACGCAACTTATACAGCAGTAATGAATTATTTTAAAAAATTTCCAGCTTTAAGTTCAACTACTACATCAAATTATATTTTAGCAAGTCATCCAGCAATTTATTTGTATGGTGCTTTATTTCATGCAGCTAACTTTTTAGGTGGTATCAATCCTCAGCAAGTTCAAACATGGCAACAAATGTATGCAACAGCTTTAGAACGATTAGAATTAAACGATAGAGAAGATGAATATAATGGAAGTCCTTTACAAGTAAGAACTACAACATCAGTAAGATCTCCATTTGTTTCAATTTCTTAACAACAGGAAAAAAAATAATGCAATTACCTTTTGGCGAATGGTTACCAGATCAACCATCACATTTGAATCCAGGTGCAACTGTAGCAACTAACGTCTACCATGCAGCTACAAGTTATAAGCCTGTAAAAGGTTTAGTACCTTATAGTGGTACATCAAATGTTTTACAAAATGCTAAAGGAGCAAAAAGTTTTAGAAATAATGAAAACACAGTTTTTACTTTTGTAGGAACAGCAGATACAATTTACCAATTAGCATCAGGAACTTTTGTAGATAAAGGTGCTGGTGGATTATTTTTAAATACTGCTAAAGCATCATGCACAATTACAGTTTCAGATTATGCAAACATTGGAGCTGGAAAAACTATTACATTAAAAAAAAATGATGGCTCAACTGTTGTCTTTACATCAACAGTAGGCACAGCATCAGGAACTCAGTTTAAAGTAGAAACAAATAATAATGCTACTGCATCAAATTTAAGAGTAGCTATTAATGCTAATGCTCACTTTACAGCAACAGTATCAAATGCAGTTGTAACAGTTACAAGAGCAGCAGTAGGTAGATTAAATTTAACTAATGTTTCATCTGACACAGTAAAATTAACAACAACAAATTTTATTGGTGGCACACCTTTATCAGGAACTGCTACCGACTACATAACTTTTACTCAATTTGGAAGTTATGTTATTGCATCAAATGGTGTAGATGCACCTCAATATTTTTTAATGGGAACTTCAACAGGATTTGTTGATTTACAAACTTTAGTAAGTGCATCAGGATTAGGAACAGTACCCTCTAAGTTTAGAGTAAGTGGTGTGATAAGAGATTTTTTAGTAACTGGTAATATAGAAAATGCAAAAAACAGATTAGCTTGGTCAGGTATTAATGATATTTCTACTTGGGAAGCTGGTGTTAGTTCATCAGATACTCAAGACTTGCCTGGCTCTGGTGGTCAAATAGTTGCAATTACTTCTGGTGAGGTTGGATATATTTTCAGAGAAGATTCAATTTTAAGAATGGACTTTGTTGGTGGAAATACTGTATTTAGATTTTCAGTATTATCTCCAAATAGAGGAGCAGTTTATGGACAAACAGTTTGCCAGGACAACAGACAGGTATTTTTTTATTCCTCAGATGGATTTTTTCAAATTAATGGAGATCAGATACTTCCTATTGGATCTGAAAAAGTTAATAGATTTTTTGAACAAGATTTAAACAAAGCATACACAGATAGAATTACAGCAGCAGTAGATCCATTTAATACTTTAGCCATTTGGTTATATCCAAGTAAGGATAACCCAAATGTTACTGGTTTATGTGATAAACTTTTGATATACAATTATGTAACTCAGAAATGGTCAATTGCTAAAGTTAAAGCATCACAAATATTTCAACAATTTATTGTAGCTAACACAGTTGAGCTTATGGATATTATAAGTTCTAACATAGATGATATTAATATTTCACTTGATACAAGGTTTTGGGAAACTGGACATTTGTATTTAGGTGCAGTTGATGAGAATTTTAAAGCAGCTATTTTTTCTGGAAAAAATTTAGAAGCTGAACTTGAAACCACAGAAACAGAATTGTTTCCAGGCTTAAGAGCAAACATAACAAGTGTTAGACCAATTGTAGATGCAAGTGCAAATGTAATTATTAAGACTAGGGATAAATTAGCAGATGCAGTTACATCATCACCATCAAGTTCAATGAACGCAAGTGGTATAAATCCAGTAAGAAAATCTGGTAGATATTTTAGAGCCAATGTAAAAATCCCAGCAGAAAGTATTTGGACTAATGCACAAGGAATAGATTTAAAAGCAGTACCAGGTGGGGATAGATAGTGTCAGATAAAATAGATATAGATAACATCAGATATTCATTTGACTTAAAAGAGCTTTTTCAAAGACAAGTAGAAGAAGCTGTAAATACATTAATTAACAAAAATAACTCTGAAAGCGATAAGGCTTTTAGTTGGTTTATGAATTAGGAGAAAATAAATGGCAGGAATAAAAGATTACTCAACAACATCAGCAAACAACATTTCTTTGAATGGAATCGATACAAACGAAGGGATGCTTCCTAGTTTATTAAATAATGCAATTCGGAATCTAATGGCTAACACTAGAGAGTGGTACAATGACTCTCAATGGGTTATTTTTGGTGATGGTAATGGTGCTTATACATCAGCTTACGCATCTTCAACATCTTTTACAATTAATGGTGTAAATGTTACTTCTACTTATCATGCTGGAAGAAGAATTAAATTAACAGCAGGTACTCCAGGTACAATTTTTGGAACTATATCTAGTTCAACTTTTTCAACAAATACTATTGTTAATGTTACTTGGGATAGTGGTTCACTATCTAACGAAGCAATAACTAATGTTTATATTTCAGCTTTATCAAAAACAAATACATCTATTCCTGGTGGAGTTGTTGGCACAACTCAATTAGCTGATAGTTCAGTAACTTCTGCTAAAATTGCTAATGGTACAATAGTAGCAGATGACATAGCATCAAATGCAATTACAACAGTAAAAATTTTAAATGCTAATGTCACTACAGCAAAAGTTGCAGATAATGCAATAACTGCTGATAAAATTGCAGATGCAGTTATAGTTACAGCAGCAGAACAAGCAGGTCATACTGTTAATGATACTACTTTTTTTACAACATCAGCAGCAAATACTAGATTTTTAAATAAAGATACATCTGAATTAATTAACTCAGGTCAAACATGGTCAAGCAACGATAATTTTATTGCAACAACAGCAGCAATAGATGCAAGAGTTGTTGATCTAGTTGATGATGTAGGTGGTTTTGTTCCAATTGCAAATGAAACAAGTTTTCCAAATGTTAATCCTGATGTAAATAATGGTGTAGGAACTATTGTTAGTGTTGAAGCACTTGCAAGTGGTCGTACTGCAAACTCTAGTGGTGTTATTACAATTTCAAATGGTACAGTTGGAAACTCAACAGTAACTTTAAATGGTTGTGGTGCTAACGCAGCTTTACCAGTAGGCTTTGGAATATTAGTTGAATCTACTACAACACAACATACTTATACTTTTCACAGATTAGTTCCTAAAGCAACAGAAGTATCGGCAGTAGCTGCAATCTCAAGTGCAATAACTGGAGTCAATAATATTTCAAGTGCAATAAATACTGTTAATTCAAATGCTACAAATATAAACACAGTAGCTTCTGCAAATACTAATGTTAATTTAGTAGGTGGTTCAATTGCTAATGTTAATACCACAGCAGCAAATATTACTGGAGTAAATAGTTTTGCAGCAAGATATAGAGTTGCATCATCTGATCCATCAGCTTCTTTAGATGAGGGAGATTTAGTTTTTAACACTAATGATAATAATTTAAAATTTTATAATGGTTCTTCTTGGACATCTATTGCACCTGGAATTGCGAATGTAGTTGATGACAGCTCACCTCAACTTGGTGGTAATTTAGATTTAAATTCAAGAAATATTATTGGTTCTGGTGGAATACCAGCAGCTAATTTTACTGGAACAATCGCTAATGCAAGATATGGAACTCCTACTTTCAATGGTAGCAACTTAACAAACTTAAATGGAGCAGCTATAGCAACTGGAACTGTTGCTAATGCAAGATTGCCTGGAACAATAACAGGGAAAACTCTTACTACTGCTACTGTTACTGGAACAATTAATGCAAATACTTTAACTGCTTTAGGAGATGGTTCATCAGCAGATGGTAAAATTATTTTAAACTGTTCACAAAATAGTCATGGTGTAAAAATACAAGCACCACCTCACTCTGCTGGACAATCTTATACTTTAACTTTACCAAGTTCTATTACCAACAATTATTATTTAAAAACAGATGGTTCTGGAAATTTATCTTTTGCAGCAGTACCTTTACCAGTAGTACCAACTATTTCAAATGTTTCTCAAACTATTGCACCAGCAAGTGCAACAACTATAAATATTGCAGGATCAAATTTTTCTTCAATACCATCAGTAGAATTTATTAAATCAAATACAGGTGCTATTACATCTGCTAATACAGTAAGTTTAACTAATGCAACCACACTAGCTGTTAATGTTACTTTAGCAACTGGTAGTTATTTTGTTAGAGTAGAACTAGATAGTGGTAATGCAGGTAGAAGTACAAACGCAATTATTACTGCATCAACAGCTCCAGTATTTCAAACAAACGCAGGTTCAGTAGGAACTTATGCAGGTGGTTTTTCTGGTACATTATTTGATATTCAAGCATCATCAGATAGTGCAATTGCATTTTCAGAAGT